AGCATGTTTCCAGAAATAAATTTATTTGAAGATGATAATACCCTTAAAAGCTAGTATTTCAAAATCTTTTAAAGCTTATCTACAAATTCTAAATCCTGTATTAAAACTTAAGGATAAAGAAGTGGAAGTGCTTTCTAGTTTTTTATCTGTGTGGTACGCAAATAAAGATAAAGAAAACTTAGATAAATTACTTTTTTCCACTCCTGTAAGAAAAATGGTAAGAAGATCTATAGGTATGTCTGAAGCATCGTTTAATAATCATATTACAATGCTTAGAAAAAAGAAAATGATTATTGATAAAAAAATTAACCCATCTCTTTTAAAAGAAATAGGTGATAACAATATTGAAATCACATATAAAATAGAGTGGACAAGTTAATAAAGAAGTTAGCTAAAAAATACAACTTAAGTGAGTTTAAAACTGAGCTTATAGTTAAATCTCAATTTGGACTTTTAAAAGAAGTTATTGAAGAAGGAGATTTTGAAGCAACACGTTTAAAACATTTAGGAATGTTTACAGTAAAGAAAAATAGATTTAAATATTACAAAAATGGCAGAAGAGAAAAAGGGAGCAGGAGCAAAGATGTCTGAAATCCTTAATGGTTGGAAGAATGTAGTATTCCCAAACGAACATGTAGAAAATATTGCAAAAGCTAGAGCAAGCATCTGCTCTGACTGTGAATTCAACGTTAAAAATAGATGTACTAAATGCGGGTGTCCGCTAATCGCTAAAACAAGATCAATGCAATCGCATTGCCCACTAAAAAAATGGTAAACATGGAAACAATCAATTACGAACCTTTAGGAAACCACATTGTAGTAGAAATGCCACAAGTAGAAAAGGAAACAGTATCAGGTATTATTAAATCTGAATTAATGCTAAGAGAAGAAGCAGATAAACGTGACGGGCATGCTAAAGTTGTAGCAGTTAGCCAGGATGTTAAAAATGTTAAAGTAGGAGATACTATTATACCTAAAGGTCAAGGCTTTATGGTTATGGTAGAAGATGTAGAGTACTTTCAGATGAATATGTTTGACGTACTAGGTATTGTAAAAGCGTAATGGCAAAGTTTACTTGCAGTTTATGTAATAACAATGTAGAGCTTACTAAACATGTTATTAAAGTAGTAGATGGTAAAGTAGTTTGCCCAGATGCTAAATGTTGTGATACATACATGAAGCACATTAGAGAAAACGCAGGGTTAGGCACAGCACTATCACGTCCTGGTGGTAGAATTAGAGGTAAAAATGATGGATTAAGAACAAACTAATGATATTAGAAGGATTTGACGTAGAAGCTAACTTTTGGAATTTAAATCCCCAATTAAAAGTACCTACTCCGTTTGCTGACATTTTAAAAGAAGATAGAAGTAAAACTAAAAGCAAAAGCTCACAGATAATGTGGGCTATTGCTCTTTTAGTTGATCCTGACTCTAAATTTTCTAATATATCTTATAATACAAGAAAAGATATGATTAGTAAAGATTATCTTAAAATAGAAAAGTTTGATTGGGCTAAGTATAAAGATGCAATTGTTTTTTATGAAAGATCTTTAGTTACTCCTGCTAAAAGGCAACTTATGGTATGGAATAAAAAGATGGATGAAAAAACATTATATCTAGATGAGTTAACTTACAAAGATAGTGCAGACACTATTGAAGGGTTATTAAAAACAAACGTTAAATTGTTTGAAGATTATGAAAGACTTCTTAAACTTGTAGACAAAGAAAACAACGAAGGTTCTACAAAAGGTGGAGCAGAAGAATCTGCGTCAGAAAAAGGATTAATATGATTATTAATAAAGAAGCTTATTTACTTAATGATATTCCACAGTTTCATCCAGCTAGTGAAGAATACTTACTGTTTTGGAGAGAAGAAAAGAAACGGTGTATTGAAGGACATTGGGTAGGGGGAGTATGGATGCCTGGCAATTTATACTTTTATGTAAACTTCTGGACAATACTTTTAAATAAAACTGCACACTCTAAAACAAAAACTCCTGGTAAACCTTTTCTTAGAGATTTAGAGTGGGAGTTTTTTTATAACTGGTGTGAATCTAGAGGGTTTTCTGGATTTAAAAATGATAAAGAATTTACTTGTAACAGAGATTTTATAGGACAAAATAATTATGTGCCTGCTGCAGAATATATGCGTAAAACACATAAAGAAAATTTAGGAACTCCTCTTTGGGAAAATGAAGCTAAAAACTTTATGATGATGGGAAGTCGTGGATTTGGTAAATCTTACTCTGTTGCGGGAGGTGTTATTGGGCACGAGTTTGTGTTTGATGGTATGAAATCATATGAACCTGAGTTTATAGGCTCTCCTCCATCTACAGAAATTGTAGTAGGAGCAGGAGATGCTAAATACTCTGGAGATATATTAAAAAAGACACAATTTGGATTGGATAATTTACCTGGAGGAATTGAGATTGGGAATAAATTTTTTCCATCTCCTTTTTCAAAACAGTATGGAGGAAGTTGGTATTCTGGTAAAGAGGTTATTGCAGAATACAAAAAGAAATTAGGCGGTACTTGGAAAGTTATGGGTAGCAAGTCTAAAATTAAACACCGTACATTTAAAGATAACCCATTTGCTGCCAATGGTACTCGTCCTGCTGTAATGGTTATGGAAGAGATTGGAATGTTTAGCAATCTTAAAGCTTCACACGAAGCATCTGTAGAATGTATGAAAAACGGTGCGTATAAGTTTGGAAGCTGTATGTATTTAGGTACAGGAGGTGATATGGAAGGTGGAGGTACTGTAGATGCAAGAGATATGTTCTACAATCCTGATGTTTATGATATGGTAACTTTTAATGATGAGTGGGAAGACAAAGGTAAAATATCTTATTTTGTACCCGCGTATAGAGGACTAAATCAGTTTAAAGATAAAAATGGAAATACTCAAGAGCAGTATGCAAAAGATTATCTAGATAAATTTAGAGAAAAACTAAAGAAAAGTAAAAACTCTAGGAGCGCTTTAGATGCAGAATTGCAAAACAGACCTCTTGTACCTTCAGAAGTATTTCTTACACGTACAGGTAACCTCTTTCCTGTAGCAGATTTATTAACTAGACTATCAGAGCTAGAGTCTACTAATAGAGAACGTAATCACGATTATGTTGGAGATTTATATGTAGATTCTGAAAGTAATAAAATTAAATGGAAACCTAACGCTAAATTAAACCCAATTACAGACTACCCGCTTAGAGGTAGTGATGATCTATCTGGATGTGTAGTTATATATGAAATGCCTTACGAAGATACTGAAGGAAATATACCCTACGGTATGTATTTAGGAGGAACCGATCCATATGATCATGATGATTCTACAACATCTTCGTTAGGATCAACTATTATTTTAAATAAACTTACTAATAGAATTGTAGCAGAATATACAGGGAGACCAGACACTGCTAATGAATATTATGAAAAAGTAAGAAGATTGTTACATTTTTACAACGCTAAATGTTTGTATGAAAACGAACGTAAAGGTATGTATCAGTATTTAGAATTTAAAAATCAAACGCATCTTTTATTAGATCAGCCTCAGATTATAAAAGACGTGGTTCAAAATAGTAGAGTAAATAGAGGTAAGGGTATGCACATGTCTAAACCTTTAAAAGATTACGGAGAAGAGCTTATTAAAATGTGGTTATTAGAACCGTATGAAGCCGAAGAAGGGCTATTAAACTTACATAAAATTAGAAGTATTGCACTATTAAAAGAGTTGATTGCGTATAATGACACAGGAAACTTTGATAGGGCTATGGCATTTATGATGGTTATGTACCATTTACAAGAAGTTAAAAAGATAAAAGTAGACAAAGAAAAGAAGGTTACTACTATATACGATCAAGGATTTTGGAATAAGTCATTATTTTCTAGAAACAAAAAAATGTTTTAGCTATAAAAGTTGTTTGTAAAAATATAATTTTACAGATTATTGCTTGGAACATAGATTAAAATTTCTATTTTTGTTTTTTAATTCGCGAATTTTAAAAAAATATTAATATGGCAACAGTAAACGTAACACTGTCTCTTTCTAGTACAGATTTGTTTGCAAAACAAACATTGAGCTTTACAGAAACAGACTCGCTATCTCCTGCGGGGGATCAGCAAGTAATAGGTAGGATATTCACTACTGCATCTTCCACTGAAGATCAAATTGCAATTAAAGAATTAGCAGGAGCTAATGACAGAGCATACTTATATATGCTAAACACAGCTACTACAAGTGGGCATTATGTTGAAGTATCGGCAAGACGAGCTGCTTACGGAACAGATTCAACAGCAAATGATTGGTTTGCAGTTTTAGGGCCTGGAGAATTTTTATTTATGCCTATTGCAGATATAAAAAATATTGACTTACTACCTGGTGCAGGTAATCCAGTTGTTGAGTATATTTTAATGGAAAAAGCAGCAGGTTAATTTTATAAAATAATAAAGATATGGCAAACGCAACTTTAAACGCAACTTTTAGTATTTCAAGTACTGATTTATTTAACTCAGTTAACTTGTCAAAAACTGTTACTAAAGCACTTACTATTGATGGTGATAA